CCCAGCGTCGGTCTTCGTCGTCCTCCACTACATATTGCACGGATGTCAGATGCAGATCAGCGCAGACCCCACCGAGCGTGACGTCCGCTAGCACAGCCGCTTCGACGGCGGCGGATCCGGTGTCGAACAGGTCATCGATGAGCGTGGTTGACGTCTGCGCGGTGAAGTAGTCGACGCAGACCGACAGCTGGCGGTACTGGGTGCGATTGGACGGCGAGAGTGTGCGCACCTCGACCTGCTCATCCACGGCATACACTGCGGCGGCGGGAAACGAAGTAGATGCCAGCGTGTTGTTCCGGCCTCGGAGCAGATTGGCCGTGACCACGACTGCGCCGCCTGCGGTCAGACGGGCGGCAATGGCGTTGCGGATTAGGGTACGGGTGCTCATGCGGTGGGAGTCGGCGGCGTTGCAGCCGGAACAGCGCGGTTGCCCTTAACGCGGACGAAGCCCAAGTTAACCGCGTGTCCGGCGAGAACGCGCTTGAGCTTCATTTCCGTAATCGCGATCCGGCCAGCCAGCGCGGGGCTGACGACGTTCTGTTGGTATCGCGGGATCTTCACGTTCAGATTTCGCGCGATGATAAAGGGGTTGTTGTTGAAGCTAAAATTCACGATACCCGCTTTGTTCGCCAGCTTCTCGGCAAACTTCTTGTACTTCGCGTTCGTCGCTTTTGCGGCGGGAATCCATCCGGCAAGATGCCAGCCGACGCGGGACAAGAGACCTTCTTTCTCCCTCGATCCGCCGAGACGGTTGAGGTCTTTGCGGTAAGTCGCGTACGGTCTCCCGCCGTGCCTGATGCGGCCCCACTTATCGCGGTACTTGCGATGCGTGGCGGCGACCTCCTGATACGATCCCAGCATGGTCTTTTGATGCAGCCAGCCCAGACTTTGAAGGTTCGGATTCTGGAACAGTTCGTTGAGCTTTCCGGTCTGGCGCTTGCGGATGTAACCAGCGATGGACTTGTAGAATCCGCCCGTGGTCGCGCGGTAGTCGAAATCCAGCGGGACAAACAGCCTGCTAAGGTCGGCCTTGATGTTCATTTTTCCCTCCTGCCTGTCGCGAGGACGGGTAAACTTCATGATGTGCTGGAGGACGTACTTAGCTTCCTCCTTCACCACTAGCCCATAGTCCACCCGTGCCGCGCTAGCCAGTCGTGCAAGCGCAGCCTCTAGCTCCTTAGTGCGTGCTTCGATCTGGATCATATCGACTTCTTCACGTCGATGGAAACTCCGCTGCCCTCTGCGTCGAACTCCATAGATTCAATGAAGTACGTTACCCCCGCGCGCACGACAGTCGTAGTCAGTTGCGGCGCAGTCACGACCTGAGACGCGAGGAAAAACACAGTATACCGCCCCTCGTCGCGGCGCTGGTCTTCGAAGTCCTGGAACATATTGCGCGAGTTGTTCCAGATGCCAGTTATGACGACGCCGTGCAGCGCAAACGTGATGCCTGCTTGCTCCTGTATCGCGGAGAAGTCAGCTTCCAACAGCGCAGGGTCGAAATCGCGGACGGCCATACCTATGCGCCAAATGTCACAACGCGCGCCGCTGGACTGGTTACGTCGTCCTGCGCCATGCCGGAGCCGATCAGGTCGAAGGACTTCCGCACAGCAGAGCAGATCAGCGCAGGCGCGGAGTTGACCGTCATCACCTCGCGAGCATCGCGGAGAATGCGGATGAGGTCCGGGATGTTGTAGGCTGTGACAAACAGGTTTTCGCTCCACCCTTGGGCAATGCACTGCTCGGCTTGGTGCGGGTCAGCCACGACGCGCAACGGTGCCTTGTAGGCTTCGAAGGCGTGCTGACAGATCAGCGCAGGCATGACCTTGACCGCCTGCGAGTATCCGAACGGCGACACTAGCGCGGTGCTCTTTGTCATGCCGTACTGACCCCAGATCGGGTCTGGGTCGAGACGGTCAAAGATGATCTGTCGGTCCATGCCGGCAAAGCGCGGGTCAAGGTTGTACACGAAGTCTTCCCACGTCTGGCGACTGGCGCGGTAGGCGTGGTACCGATCAGGCCAGATCTCCAGATTGATACGCTCGCCCTCGACGCGGTGCCCCGGTGCGAGCGGGACCGTATAGCTGACCGCATCGAAAAGGGAGTGATACTGCGGGAAGCACTCAATCGCGACTGGGTGGCCCTGCGCGACGAGATGCCGGGCAATAGGCAGGCAACGGATGATGTCGCCTAGTCGCTGGTGGTATTTAAGAATGATCATACGTCGTTTGCCGTGACCCACGGCTGGTCCTTGAGAAATGGGAAATACTGACCAAGGCGCACCTCGCCTTTGGTCTGCTGCAGTCGGTTCCAGCCATCGACTAGTCCACGGTAGCCGTAGAACTCTTGTTTGAATCGCGCCTGTTCTGCGGTGCCGTAAGCGTAGTGCTGGAAGACCAGTCCCGACGCTGCCGTGACATCTCGCGGCACGGTCTGCCTTTGGATGTTGAGGGTGGGCGGTTCATGGGAAACGAAACGGACGCCAGGACCGATCTTCCAAGCGCGGACCCATTCGTAAGGCATCGACGCAAAGCCGATCCGACTGGTCACGGCCTTGCGCGGCCCGACAAAACAGAAGCACCGAAACTGTGCGGCCGTGCCTATCGGTGCCGTGATCATTCGACGGTACACGTCATCCAGCTGCGCAGGCATCCAGAACTCGTCTGCGTCGATCTGCATTACGACGCCGTGATCTACGCCGCGCATGGCCTCGGTGATCATTGCCAGCTTACCGGACCACGGCCCAGCCGGACGGCTAACGCGCACGCGATGGTCTGCGATGCCGTCGAGCACCTCGCTGGTGCCGTCAATGCTGCGCCAGTTCCGGTGCCACGTTGCGCCGACGGGACTGCACCACGCCGTGCAGCCTACGGGCGACGAGACGCCCTCGACGACGTGCCATCTCCACGGGACGGTTAGTCGCCGGAACACCGACAATTGGTGCTCAATGTACGGCTGACCGTTCAGCACGATCGTTAGGATCGTCAGCATCATCTCTGAAACACCATCGTCAGGATGTTGCTGCCCCACGGCGCGCTGCCCCGGACGTGGTCCTCGGGCGAGCCGATGAAGACCGGACGGTAACGGACAGCGCCAAAGATCTCCGCGAGACTGCCCGGCGTGAAATGCCAAAGGTGCTCACCGGGGCGCTTGTGCTTCCAGCTGTTAAACCAGTCGTTGCCTAGCTCGGGATGATACCACGGCACGCTGACGATGATTGTCTTTGCGCGGATGAAATCTAGGTCGTCCAGATCGGGGAAGTGCTCCAGCGAGTCGAAGAACGTGACTACGTCCCAATTTCGGAAAAACCAATCCGGCGCGCGCTCGATGAACTCCGGGAGCGGGTAGTCCGACACGTCATGTCCCGCGACTTTAGCGGTCGGCTTGCGACGGTGCATCTCCGCGAGAAACGCCCCGGTCCCGCAGCCGACATCGCAGACGCTTTCCCAGTCGGGCTGCATCGCCTCGGCAAGTTCGGCGCGGATCCGGGACGACGCCTGCTCTGGGTACTTCTCGTATCGTGCAACGTACGCGTGATCGTACTTCGCCGTTATCGTCCGGTCACGCGACATCAGCGCGCCGGACTCGTGCCAGATGTACCCGTCAGGAGGCATTAGGATTTCTGGCGCGGAAGAGTGCGAGTCCCTGCTCATATCGGTCCTTTCGGTTGTTGTGTTCGTACGTTGCGTCCATCTCGCCTTTCTTGAAGGCAGGGTGGGCGTGAATGAATGTGAGGCGGTCGCGCGCGTCGATGACCACGCCGTCTTTCCACGCGCGGTGGGAAAACTCGTTGTCGCTGAACATCGACTGGTAGCCGTCGAAGAACATATACCCCTGCGCTGCGTACCGTGCGCGCGACATAATCGCCATGCAGAGCAGCGCATCCTTGCGCGAGCCGTCGTTCACAGCGATGACCACCTCCTCGGTGCGCAGATCGCGGCCCTCGACGAGCGCCAAGAGCTTTGCGTCCCAATGGAGCGGCGGCAACCAGTCGTCGGATAGCTGGATGATGAGGTCGCCGTTGGACCTCGCTGCACCGAGATTCCACGCGGACACGCAGCTTTGACCGGACGACACGACGCTCAGGAACTGCTTCGACATTTCGACGCTTTCCGCGTCGTCCGCATCCACGGCGAAGATGTGCTCGATCTGCGACGGATACGCAGCGGCAGTCAGGAACGCCTCGCGGCAGCGCACGGCCTTGGTCGTCCGTCCACGCGTGGCGTGGATCAGACTGATCCTCGGCAGCTGGAACTCGTGGTATTCTGACTGCAGCGCCTCGGCGCGGCCCAGATTGCCCGCGTATCGCGCTGCTCGGGCGGCGAGGTCCAGTCCTGCCCAGCCATACCACTTCGCCTCATGCGTCCACGGGCGCGCGTCTCCGGTCGGCTCGGAGCGAAGGAGCATCTGCTCGGCCCAGTAATGCGCGCGGGTGACGTCGCGGCGCTCAAAACACAACATGATGAGCGCGGCGAGTGCTTCGCGACACCACGGAAAAACACCGTGCGCCTCAAGACAATGACGGATCGCCTCGCGGTGATCGCCGCAGACTCGGGCGATGTTCAGGTGTGCCTCGTACCGAAACGAGTCCTGCAGGTTCGGCATCGACAGCGCGATCTTGCCGAACTCCTCAGCGGCTTTGTGGTTGCCGTTGCAGTAGTGCTCCTGGTGAAGGTAGAAGTACTGCGACGCGGACTCGCGGACGGTGTTCCGCAGAATTCGCAGATTGCGGGTGCGGTTCTCGCGCTTAACCTCAAGCGGAGCGTGCAGCCATACCGGATCCGGCAGATCAACGTGCTTATCGCCCGCGAGCATCAGCAGGTTTTCGTGGACGTCGTGGTGCCAGTGCCGCCCAGCGTGGAACTTCTCGCGGCGGATCGCACGTTCACGGTACAGCTTCTTTCCGGTGCCGCGTACGTCGTACTGAAAGCGGATCATTGTGATCATGTCCGACACGCTCGCGATTGCATCGCGCAGCTTGTCCGCGTCGGGCAGCACGTCGTCGCAGTCGCACCAGATCAGCCAGTCGCCGGACGCCTGACGGAACGCCTCGTTGCGCGCAGCGGCGAACGAGTCAACGTGATCCCATCCCTCGGTCCCCGGCTGGTTGGCGTGCTCGTGAAAGATGAAATCTTTTCGGTTCGCCTCGGCCCAATCGCGAGCGATGGACAGTGTACGGTCGGCTTTCCGCGAGCCAATCGCGCGGACGAGTGAGAGTTCGTCGAACGCGGGAGCAAACGAGTTCAGCATCCGCTCGATGTGGTGCTCCTCGTTGCCAGCGATGACGCAGAGTGAAATGCGCATGGCATGGCGCAGACCGTCAAAAAAGAAACACCGCCCAGCCGAAGCCAGGCGGTGTCGTGGTATCCGGTCCCCACCGGATACGCCAAACACAGACCCCAAAGGGTTACGCGTACTGCGTGGTGATCAACTGACCAGCGTTCGCGTTGACGATCTTCTCCGTGACGTGCTGCGAAGCGCGCAGGATGTTGCTCTTGATCGCCTCGTCGCGGTAGGTGAACACGCCCGTGACCGGACCGTACTCACTCCACGCGAGGGTGAACCCAGCGCCACCGCCGAAGTAGCCACCGCCCGAGTCGCTGACAGAGCCGACCCAGATAAACGTGTTGTTCCACACCTGAGCGCCCGAGTACGCCACGCCTTCCGGCGCGGTGTCGTAGCTGGCGCGGCCAATGATGACCTCACGCACGCCGAACACCTCGGCAGCGGCCTGCTCCGAAGAGTTCAAGAACGTGTCGTTGCTGATGCCAGCACCGCGCAGACGGTTCTGGAACAGCGTCGAAGCCTTGATGCGCAGCCAGACCTGGTTGCTCATCACGACGCGGAGGTTATCGCGGCTCTCACCGAGACCGAGCAGGCGGTCGATGGCGAGTTCGACATCCAACGCAACGTTCATCGTCGCGAGGTTCGCCGTGGTGTAAGCCACAGACGAGTTCGTCGCGGTGAACGTGGAGTTGTTGAAGATCGTCGACGCAACGCGGAGTTCGTGCGCGAGGAGCAGCTTGCGCTGGCACAGCTTCGCGGCCAAAACCTCAGCGTTGAAGAACCGCGAGACGTCGGCTTGCACCGTGTCGTCAACGGCCTCTTCGTACCCGTACTCCAGCGTCAGGAAGTTGTCCTGCGTGAAGGAGCGGGTGCCGCGCGGGAACTGCGAGTACGGAGCGCGATTCTTAACGTCGCTCTTGAGCAGCTGACCTTGGCGCAGCTGGAAGACCGGATACTGACCAGCGCGGGTCGCGACCGGAAGAATGGGCATGACGCGCGTGCCGATAAGCGAGGACTCCCAGTCCTTCGCCTGCTCAAGCACGCCCGCGATGTCACCACGGAAAATAGCAGCAGAATTGGTGTACATGGTGGGTGATGATTAGAGGTTCTCGGGAATGAACTCGATGATCGCACCGCTCGTGGCGGTGGTCGTCAGAGCCTTGCCGACCGTGACAGTGCCGTTGGTCGAGACCTGACCGGACGCGCCGACGAACAGGGTGTTACCAGCCGTGACCGGACCAGCGACCAGCGTGCCCTTCTGGGTGCCAGCGTCGTGGAGGAACTTCACGGAAACGAAGTCGCCCGAGGCAGCGTCGATCTGCGCCACGCCGTCCGGCTGACCGCCAGTCGTGGACAGGAGAACGCCACCGTTAGACGAGATGGAAACGAGACGGAAGGCAGTGATGACCTCGTTAGCGAGGAACGTGCCAGCGCCGAAGTATTGAGTAGCCATGGTAGTTTAGAGCTTGATGATTTCGCCGCCCTGCACGCGCGCGCGATAGGCGACGTACTCGGTAGCATGATTGGAAACGCAGAACGCGATGGCCGCGCTCTTGTCGCCCTTGAGTTCCGCAGCCTTGGCGGAAACCAGCTCCTCGAACTTCTTCGCGGGAGCGGTGACGGGAGCGCTGACGGCTTCCGCAGGAGCGGACGCCTTGACCGGAGCAGCGCCAAACGTCTTGGCGAACTCCTTGACGGCGGCGAGCGCAGCGGACTCAGCCGCGAGCTTCACCTCGTCGTTGCGAGCGGACATGGCCGCTTCCTTCTCTTCGGGCTTCGGAAAGAGACTCTCCAGCTTGGAGAGGCGCTCGCCCAGCCCCAACATCGCCGATTCAATCATGCCAGCGATGGCCTTCTTGGTATCGTCATTCATGGGTAGTTTGATTTCGATTTCAGGTTGGGCGTCCTCACCCGAGGACTCCTTTTCCGAAAACAGTCCGCCGGCGTTCGCGGCGGGTTCGCTTACGAGATCGCAGCTGTAGATTTCGCTGCACCGCTGAAGCACGGTCTTTTTGTCCGTGCCCAACTCAGTCGGACCGGAGAACGCAATCGACATCCCAAACGTGTCCGGGATCTTCTCCGCGATTTCGAAGATGTACTCGCGGTGCGGCGTGTTCTGGAGAACGTGGAAGTCAGCGATCAGCTTCGGGCCAGCCACGCGGAAATTCGTCAGATAACCGACGATGTCTGCAGCACCGCCGCCGTGGTCCATCTTGACCTTCAGCCCGCCGCTGTACGTCTCGGCCTGCGCCTTGACTTGCGCCAGAGTGGTAGCGTCTACGTTGACGCCGTGACCCAGCGCCGGACCCTCCGTGATCACCGCGACATCGCGGATGATAGAGGACGCCTGGTCGATATTTCCCGCAAAGCCTGCAGCAAAAAAGGTCTGGGGTTGGCCCATACTATTGCCGCAAGCGTAAAAACAGTTAACGTTTAGTGGCCTCGTCCAGCGCGCGCGCCTGCTTGCGGATCCAGAGGATCGACGCGATGGAGACCGCGATCGACGCCACGCCGGACAGGATCGCCACGATCACCTGCACGTTTTGCAGGGAGATGATGGTACCGAGCCACGGGACCAGATTAGCGAGGAGCAGTTTGGCGGAAGCGTCGTGGTCGATCATGTGTGGCGTGAAATTCGTTGTTGCTCGGCACGGTTTAGGAGTGAGTCGAAAATCTGTGTCGCGACGCCAGCAGCGGCGGGATCTTTCGCGCGTAGTTCGGACAGGCCACGTCCGATTGCGTTGGGTATGCCGCCGTACGCGAGGCGCAGGTAGAGCAGCCCGACGTAGCCCAACACGGCGGCGATCACGACTGCCCAGATGATGAACCGCTGGTTGCGGAGAGTGTTGGCCAGTTCGTTTTCGCGCGCGAATGCGGCCTGCAGATCCTTGGTCGCCGCTTCCTTCCCGGCCTCGGCCTTCGCGAGTTTCTCCGAGAGTGCGCCGATCATCTCGCGGCTGTCTTGGCGCGCCTGCTCGCCTTCGCGGCGTAACGCGGCGTTGTCGCTGAGTAGCTTTCGGACCTGCTCGCGGATGGCTGCACTGTCAGCGGCGGTCAGCGGTCCTGCGGCCTGATCAAGCAGCGACACGGTAACACCCGCCGACTCGCGCGCGACCTCGACTGGACGGCTCGACGGTGCGGACGCCAGAGCCTCGACGGTTTCGTGCGCCGTGCGCTGTGCGGCCTCGATCACCTTGGCCTCTGCTGCGGCCTGCTTCTGGTCGGCGCGGTCAGCTTCCCGCCCAGCCGAACCGGAAAACCACGTCGTCGGATTCCAGAGCGTCACGCTACCAGCAGCGCCGGGGTTGTGCGCACAGCCTGCCGCGAGCAGGCCAAGGATGACGACGATTGTACGGGGCGACCCCATACTTTAGCGGTATTCGTCCAACGCACGACGCACAGCGTGCATCGGTGCTGTCCAATCTCCGAACGTCTGCTGGCGGAACAGTCTCATCGAGTCGTAGTAAGCCACGCGGTCGCCGGGGGTTGCGTAGAGGTAATACGGCATGACCGGGACGATCACCCATGTTTGCACGCCCATAGCTGCGGACAGGTGCGATACGGACGTGCAAGACGAGATGACGAGATCACACATCCCGACTGCGCGTTGCGTATCCAGCCACGTCTTGAGTGGGACTGTTTCGACCCAGTCCGGCTTGTGCTCAAGATCCGCATCGCGTTGCAGACTCACGAACCGCACACCGTCGCGCTTGACCGCATCGAAGAACGGCCCCGGCGGAAACAGCTTGTGGTGCTCGGCTTCGAACTGCTTGTTGCCAGACCAGCGCAGGCCAATCGTGAAACCCTCCTGACGGTCTGCCTTCGGACGCAGCAGATACGGCTTGCCGCTGATGTCCGCGAGTTGCTGGCGAAGGAACAGCGGCGCAGACATGGCCGGAATCCACGCGTCACAGTCAACAGCGCCCTCGGAGCCGTGCGCGATGCTATGCGGCGCATAGGCATACTGTGATGATCTGCCTAGTTGCCGCACAATCGGAAGCAGTTCAGCCGCGCAAGCGATGACCACAGAACAGCCGCGCTCCATCAGTTCTTCTGTGTACCGTAGCTGATGGATCTGATCACCTAGGCCGCCCTCAGTGCGGAGCAGTACCGTACCGAACTGCCCCTTCCAAAGCGGCTTGTCGATGCGCGGCGCGGGATCGCCAAAGACACCAGCGCGGCGACCAGCGAAAAGCAACTCATGCCCGCGCTGGATCTCGCCGTGTCGGAGCGCGTAGAAGCCAGCGTTAAACTTCGCGCGTGAGTCGTTCGGGCGCGTCCGTGCCAGTTCCTCCGCGATCCGTTCGCCTTCAGCGAAGTCGCCCACGCGCGCGGCGGCTAGTTGCAGATCAAGCAAGTCCACTTCGGGTTTCGTGCGCGGTTCGTCGAGCCAAAACTCGGGCTGGCAAAACTGCGCGTAGTGGTGCCGCAGTACCTCGCGCGGCGTTGGCGTGGACTGCTTGGCGAGCTTCGGGCGGATGTCGTGCAGACCAGCGTAGCCGTGCAAGCCCTCGTCGTCCTCGGCCACGGTTGAACCATCGATGGCGTCGAGGTCGTAGTCGAACGCATCCAGTCCGAGGAACTCATGCACTTTCTGCAACTGTTCGCGCGGGCGGGCAATCAGGTCTTCGTACTCGACGATGAGAAACGACTCGCGGTCGAACTCGTAGCCCGCCCGCAGCGTCTGGTAAGCGGCCTTGAGGTGCGACGATAGCTCGCCGCGATCCATCCAGGCGTCAAGGTCGTCCGGCTTTGCGATGCGCACGAAGGACGCCATGCAGTCCGGCACAGAACGGACCGTTGCAACGATGCGCGGCTTTCGTCCGAGAACCTGGCGCATCGACGACATGATGACCGGAA